TAAACAGCTAGTGGACTATCAGGTTACATGGCTAGACGACTCTTGGGGCTTACTGTGCGAAGAATGCGGAAGACAACTTGAAAAAATACACCAAGAGGGCAAACTAAATGGTGAAACCGAAAACTGATGAGGAATTAATCCGTATCGCGGAAATTTTGCTTGACAGTTCTACTCAGAAAGCGCTGAGAGGCTTAGCATACCTGAGAGTTCTAAGGGATAGAATGAACAAGCGGGTGGGAAGCGCACAGTTCACTTTAACCAATGTCAATACACCTGAATATGGGACAGGCAAAAAGAAAAAATGGAGTATGCCACCACCTAAGGATGAACATAGTAATCCTGAACATCATATTATCGCTAAATGTTTCCATTGCGGTGAAATCTTCGAGAATACAAACGAGTGTAAAAAGTGCCATCTTTACATTTGCCCTAAATGCGGAAAATGCGGTTGCCAGCTAAGCGAAGAAGCGAGAAACGCGGTTTATTGCGTGCTTGAAAGCGTGTTTGGATACGTTCAGCTGGGCAAAAGCTATTGGAGAGGTTGATGTTGAATGTGTAGCCGTGAGTTTGAACGTTTAAGGCGGATGCAAGAGGAAGCCGAAAAGCTTCCCAGGAAAGTTGCCATAGTCTGTAATTACCACGTGTGGTGTAACGGCGTCGGCGACTGTGAGAAATGCCCGTTTCTGTTGGAGTTGAAAATTGTGGATTTGGAGAAGGTTGACAAGGTTTTGGGGGAGTGTGGGGAAGCGAGTGGCGTGCAAGCTTGTCCATGTGAAGGCTGACAGAATCTGCAGAATCTGCGGTTCAGTAATATTGAAGGGGGAGAAAGCCTACCAGATCAAAAGGTCCAGCGGATACCGCTATGAATGCGTGAAATGCCATCGAAACTGTGAAAACTCAAACTTGGTTTACAGCCCCTTCTTCAAAGCCTGGTGGAAGCGAATAGATTTGCCTGAAGGCCCCGCCATACTGTTCAAAAAGCGAAACGTCTATTAGATGATTCCTTCCCGTTTTCTTTCGGGCTTCAATGAAGGACATGCAGATTGTTTTCGGCGAAAAGCTTGACCTTGACTTTGAAAACTTCGTTTTGATTGACCTGCCCGTTGTCAAAGAAAAAATTGAGGGGCAGACGCGGAGTTTCGGCGAAATAATCTTCATGGGCGACTTCCATTATGGACATAATCAACATAGCTTCAGCCACCTCCACAAGTATCTAGGCTTGCTTGAAAAACGGAAACATGTGCAAATCTGCATGATGGGCGACGTTTTTGAAATGCAGGACCTCGCCGACTTCGTGAAGGAAGCCGAGGTTCCTGAAAGACTGCAGGTTGAAATGTTCCTCAGCGACTTCAAACCCTTCGCCAAACGCATTAAAACCTTGATTTGGGGCAACCATGAGAAACGCTACGCTAAACAGGGCAGAATGGTTGTGGACCTGTTTGAATACTGCAAGGAGAAACTTGAAAACCCAGACATTTACACGGCTCCGCCTCAACGTGGAATATTGGCTGCGGTTAAAGCAGGCGACCAGCTTTACAGCGTTTACATGCTTCACGGACGCTCGAAAGCCACAACCATCCTAGACGCTCAATTGAGGCGAAGCCGGGGAATCTGGGCGACCACGATAATAGCCCACGGCCATATCCACAAAATGGACTGGCACCCCATGACAATGTTCACGGTTGCAGGAGACGGAAAAGTTTTCGGAAGGCTTGTTATACGCCAATACCTTTTAAGCACAGGCTGCTTCCTACGCTACCCAGGATACGCCGAGGAAGGAAGCCTGCCCGTCAGCGATATAGGCGCGCCAATCGTGAGGTTTTACGCGGACAGCTGTGGAGTCGAATACATTGACCCCCGCATAAGGTATAAAGACTATTTTCTGAAGGGCGGAGAATTCTACCGACGTGCAAACGTGGACTGCAGCGACCTTTTAGATTTCGGTTTCAAACCCACAATAAAGGCTTTACCGTTCGACATTCAAACAGTCCTAAAATATTGGAAACATAAAGGACAATTATAAGGAGCGGAATGGATTGGAGAGGAGTGGATAGGAAGGGAGCGGAATGGAGAGGAGTGGAATGGAAGGGAACATTAAGAAGTGGGTTGTCACGATTCGTGGGAAAAAACTTTTGCAGAACAATCCTGAAAGCGGAAGATTGAAAGGTCCGGAAAAGGAGACTCCGCCTGAGCTTTTGCTTTACCGGGACGAGAATGGAAACATTTGCCAGCCGGCGATCCACATTAAAAAAGCGATAGAACATGCTGCTGGCACGATAAATCGGAAATATATTCCGCTTATAAGGGCATATCTTCAAATTGAACCCGAAATGATTCCGCATAAAAATCAGAAGTGGAAGCCTTTCGGCACGTGGACTGTGGTTAAAGCAGCGAAAAACGCCAGGGTTTGGAAGACGCGTCCAATGATTGAAAACTGGGAGTTAACCTTCACAGTTATCTCGCTTAACCCGAAGGAATTAAACGGCGAGTTGATTAAAACCGCGTTGGAGAAGGCTGGCGCTCTCTACGGGATCGGCGACTGGCGTCCTCAGAAAGGCGGAAGCTTCGGATTATTTGAACTAGTTCAATTTGAAGAGGTAAACTAACCGGAGAGGAAGGGAGTGGAAAGGAGAGGAGTGGAATGGAGCGGACCGGAAGGGAGCGGAGTGGGGTGAAAGACGCTGACGGCGGAAGCTTCGGGCTGTTTGAGGTAGCTGAATTTAGAGAAGTTAATTAGTATTGGAATGGACTGGATTGGAAAGGAGCGGAATGGATTGGAGAGGAGTGGATAGGAAGGGAGAGGAATGGGAAAGGAGCGGTCGGGCCGGGTAGGAGCGGAACGTATAGGAATGGAGTGGATTGGAGTGGAACGGACTGGAAGGGAGTGGACCGGAGTGGAAAGGAGTGAGTGAAAAATGGTTAAGGATGAAAAAGCATGTCGCCGAAATACGACGGCAACTATTATTGCCCCAGATGCGGCAAATGGTATCCCGTAGGGGAGATTCTTTGGTATGAAACACGGTTCGTTGATTGCGAAGGAAACACAGTTTTGGTTTACCGCCGTTTTCCAATTTGTCCTGTGCATCACATCCATCTCCGCACCACCGCTCACTACAACATGAGCCAGAAGCAGCGCCGAGCGTTAAAAAGCGCGTTTAAACCATAAAAATATCGGATTTTTTAAATTTTAAGTTCTGCGTTTTTTAAGCGTTTTAATCCTTATATTTGCTGGATTTACCTTTTTGGTTCATGGTTTCCGGTGAACCGGCCGGGGACCCATTTGGCTGTGGTTTGAACAAAAGGCGACTGTGCGGGTCCCCGGCGAAAACCGGGGTGAGCCGCCGCCTTAGAGTGGCGTTCAGAGGACTTTATCGATGCCTGGCAAAAGAAGCCCTGTGAATCTTGCGCGGAGAATGGCTGTTAGGCTTGTCTTCGAGCATGCGTTTTTAGATAAGAAAAAAGGCGAAATCGTTTCCACGTTGGACCGCGCTGATATTGTTAAACTGTTAAGCCTCGGTGAGTTCAAGGTTTCCGATGTTCCAGACGTTGAAAGGGGCGAAGTGCTTGTTGATAGTCGGGGTGAGGGGAGCCTTCAGCGGAGGGGTCAGCCTAAATGCCCGTTGAAACGTTGACAAAACACCTTTTTTCGCGGAACACTTGCCCAGCTAAAAACTGTTTCATGCGTCAAAACCGCTGCGACGAGAAATGCACCTGGTGGACTTACGAGAAAGCCGCCCGCTTTCAAGGCGATATTTCATGAACAAGTTTTACGCGCGCCTCGTCAGGAAAAAACGTTTTCTAGGCTTGTATGCGAAGAGAAGCTTGAAAAAGGCTTTGGCACATGCTTTTGTAGGGTTTGTTTCAGGCTATACGGTTGGTTTACAGGCAACTCAAGCCTTGAACGTGGCTGTTTTAAGCGGGCTGATTTCCGCAGCCGCCTACTTCATGTTTGACGTTTTAAAGTGAGCTTTCATGGTGTGGTTTCATTTGAAACGTTGGCACATTCGCCAAATAGACGACCAAGACTACATTTTCATAGACGCGAAAATAGCCAACCCAATGGATCCCAAAAAATCGGAAAAGGTTGAGTTTCTCGTCGACACGGGGGCCACAGGCTGCGCTATAAGCAGCGAGTTGGCTGAAAAGCTTGATCTGGAAGCCAGCGGAGTGGTTGACGTTGGGTTGGCTGACGGCAGCTCGAAACGCGTGAAAGCTGCATATATATTGATAGAGGTTGGCGGACGCAAACTTTACACGTGGACCATATACGACAAAGGCTTCACGCCGATTTTAGGCTTAGACGTCATGCGGATCCTCGGAATCCACGTAGATGTTCCAGAGCGGAAAGTGCTCATCCCCTACAAGGGCTTGAAAATCAGAAAGATCAGCCTTTACATGGGCATACCCCGGTTCACATACACGTTTACAGCGTCGTGGGGGAGGGGGTAGGCTGAAAATGGCTCGGAAAAAACGTTTAATTTACGCCGAGGAATTGGTTAAAAAAATCGAGAAATTCTGCGAATTGAAAACCCAGGATTTACGTGTGAAGCTTATCGCGGATTTGGAAAGGCTTTTCCAGATTGCGAAGGACATGGCTGAAACTGCTGAAAACCAGGAGGACTGGATCCGCGTAGCCGTGTTCATAGCGCAAACCATCAACAGCCTGGCTAAAAGCTACGATGAAACAAGGTTTAACGAGCAAATGAAGGAGCTGGAGAGGCTGATTGAGCAGGCGAAAAAGCGAGCTGGAAAGGCTCAAACGGGAACTCCAGTCGCTTGAAGAAGGCGAGGCAGCTGAGGAAAGGCTTGAAGTATCCGACGACCCTGTTGAGTTTTGCCGAAAATGGTTCAACTTAACGCCAACAGAATACCAGGCGAGGCTTCTCCGAGACAAAAGCAAGCGAATTGTTGTCCGATGGAGCCGGCAAGCAGGCAAAACAACAACCCTCGCCTTAAGAGCCATATGGTTCGCCCTAAAACATCCAAAAACATTGACGCTTATAGTGGCGCCAAGCCTTCGCCAAAGCATGATTCTGGCGGATAAGCTTCAAGACTTCTTAACCGGCCTGCCGCCGAGTTCACGGAAAGCGATCATAGATAAGCTGCAGCGAACAGTCATCCGCTTCAAAAACGCTTCAAGAATCGTTGCGCTGCCAAACAGCCCCAACCTCTTGAGGGGCTACACGGCTCATCAAGTTATATGCGACGAGGCTGCCTTCTTCCGAGACGACGAGCTTGTGTTTTACAACGTGCTCATGCCAATGTTGAGCACGACGGACGGGACGCTTATTGTTTCAAGCACGCCTTGGAGCACCGACAGCGTCTTCTACAAAATGTGCATGAACCCGGAATACAGCCAGCACGTCGTCACGTGGGAGGACGTTGTCAAAGCCGGCTTAGTGAAGCGCGAGTTCATTGAGGAAATGCGCCTAAGCATTCCCGAAGAGCGCTTCCAGCGCGAGTTTGAAAGCAAGTTCGTGGAAGACATTGACGCTTGGCTGCCCCAAAGCCTTATCACTTCATGCATTGACGCCGAGCTTCAGCCCTACGACTTCCACGACCAGCCTCAAGGAGACTTCTATATTGGAGTTGACTTCGGCAAACAGCAGGACTACAGCGTTGTCGTGGTTGTCGAAAGGTTTCCAAACAACATTTTGAAGCTTGTCCACGTGCACCGCTTCCCGCTTAACACGGAATATGCGAGCGTGATCGGCTATGTTAAAAGCCTCCAGGATCGTTGGAAAACTGTTCGCGCCGTTTACGCCGACATTACAGGCGTCGGCAACTACATTGTCGAGGACATGGTGCACAGCGGAATCCAAAACGTGCAGGGCATAACCTTCACGGTTCAAACCAAAGAGGACATGGCGACAGTTCTCCGCGAGAAAATGAGGCAGAAGGAGTTTCTGATTCCCTATGAGCCTGTTCGGAGACGCCAAGACATTGACTTGTGCGCCGAGCTTAACGTTGAAAAATATGAGCTTATGAAAACAGGCCACATACGGTTCAGCCATCCGGAGGGAAGCCACGATGACGTGTTCTGGGCGACGGCTCTAGCCGTTTACGCGGCCGTCCAGTCGCCCCTCCCCGGTAAAGGCGCCGTTTTATTGCCCCATTAAGGTGATCTTGCATGAGTTTTGTCGCGGACCGAATTCGCAAGGGCTTGAAAGCCGTTGTGGAAGCGGTTAAAAAGCCCTTTGCAGCTCAGAGGCTTTACCCGCCCGAAATAAGCAGGCGCCAGATTGAGGAAGAGGTGCCCGTAAGCTGGAAAGCCGACAACGTCCTATGGGGCTACGTGACAAAATACATGCTAAAGGGCAGCGGCGCCGGCTTCGTAACCCCGCCCTACACCGCCTACTGGGAAAGGCTCTGGGGAACAGTTCCAATCGAGGATTTGCCCAAATACAAAGACCTTTACACTTTCACGCCCTACATCAAAGCCTCAATCGATGTAACCGTTAACTTGGCGATTTCAAACGGCTTCGAGCTTGAAGGCGGAGAAGACCAAGTTCGAGAATGGCTTTCAAACTGGCTTGACGAACAGAACATTCTGGAGACGCTCCGCATAGTCGCGACGGACATGCTTGTTTTCGGCAACGCTTACCTTGAAATGTGCAGGAACGAGGACACGGGTAAAATCGAGTGGCTTAAACCTCTCGATCCAGTCCACATGCGTGTCCGCCGAGACGCTTACGGGCAAGTGCTCGGCTACATTCAACTGTTGACTTTCCCGCCTGTCGTCTTCGCAAGCGATGAAATATGCCACTTCAAATGGGGTGCAAAGAGCTGGTGGTTTGAAAGTTGTTACGGGACAAGCCTTCTCCGTCCGCTCTTGAAAATCCAGGCTTTAATCGACCAGCTTGAAGACGACATGGCTGTAATAGTGCACACTTACGCCAAACCCATGCTCGTGGTTAAGGCTGGAACGCCCGAGAGACCTTGGACGGATGCGCAACTCCAGCAGCTTGTTGAAGCCTTCCGTGACCGAAAGCCGGCCACAGATGTTTTCGTGCGTGGAGACGTGGAAGTTGACGTTGTTCCAAGCCTAACCAAAGATGTCAACGTAACATTTTGGCTTGACTATTTGCTACGGCAACGTGAAGCCGTTTTAGGCGTTCCAAAGATATTTCTGGGTTATTCAGAGGGAACCAACAGGGCTACAGCGGAAATTATAATGCAGGAGTATGTGACAAGGCTTCGCATGATGCAGGAGATTATTGGTGACACGCTTGAAACAGTCTTGTTCAAGCAGCTCATCAGGGACGAGTTCGGCGAGGGTGTTGAAATCCCGAAGGTTAAGTGGAAACCTCTGTGGGAGCCTCCGTTAGCGGATAAAGCGAAATACCTCTGCGACCTTGTTGACAAAGGCATAATATTGCCCAAAGAAGCCCGAACACAGCTTGGCTTCCCAGAAGAGTATCCGATAACCACGCCTGAAGAACTTCAAGCCATTTTGAAACGGAACGGCGTCAAGCCCTGATACGGGGTATTTTTCGCTTGAAAAAGCAGGTATAAGGCTTGGAAGTTAAGATGGATTTGAATGACCTAATTATAATAATTGACATTTTCGCAGCAGCCGCTATGATCATAACAGTCTGCTGGAGCATATCACAAGAGGTGAAGAGATTACGGAAAAAGATCGAGGAATACATGGAAAAAGCAGGCATAAGGTCCGAGACTTGATATGGCATTGAATGCACAACGCTTGCTCAACGCCCTTTTTATATGCTCAATGTTATTGAGCGTGGCATAATGGCGTTTTTCGGCTTTCCAAAACGTGGCGAGCAACGGGTTTACGCTTATCGGACCATGCGGGACGAGAAGGTTTGCGATGAGTGTTCCGCCTTGGACGGGCATGAGTTTGTCTGCGAGGCGGATGAAAACCCAACCCGCTATTTCGAGTATGCCGAGCAGTGGGATGAGGAGATAGACTCTTGGAAGGTTAACTTGCATCCGTATTGTCGCTGCTGGCTTGAGCTTGTCGACGTTAACCGTGAAGAGGAATGAAAATGATAGCTCCGAATTTTGACTTATTCCTGAAGATTATGTTGTTAGTTTTGATAATCAACTCTATTTGCAGAATAATTTTAGGTGCAATAGGAGTGGAAAAACCCCAAAAATATGGCAAATTGGACATTTTAGATGGAATATTTTGGCTCATTGTTGTATTTGTTGTTTTATTGCTCTGAAGGGGCGAAAAATTTGCCAGGAATCGACGAAACAGAGAACACTTTCCGTTACCGGGTTCAGGATCCAGAAAAGTTTGACAAGTTCCGGGTTAAGCCCATCACTCAAGGCGTGAAGATTACGTTGGGAAGGGTTAAAGGAACAAACCGCTGGGAGATTCAAAGCTACATTTTTGACAAGACGCGGTTCAAGGACAAGGAAAGCGTTAAAAAATGGCTTGAAAAACACCTGAAAAGCGAGCTGCAGCTTCTTTTGGACTTTAAAGCTTGGAACGAGCTTCGCATGCGGTTTTTGAAAGCTTACCTGGACATTTCCCGCATTGACTAAACTTCACGGGTATTAAATAATCCGAGGTGTAAAAGAATGAGTTTTGAAGCTGCAAAGTGGACAACCAAATACATCAACGACCTTCCAGATTCAGCCTTTGCTCTGATTGAGCCCGGCGGCGAAAAGGATGAAGAGGGTAAAACTGTTCCGAGGACTCTGCGCCATCTACCACATCATAAGCCCGACGGAAGCATAGACCTGCCACACCTGCGCAACGCCATGGCCCGTGTGACACACATCAAGCCCAAAAACATGAGCAAGAGCGAGGCTGTCCAAAAGGCCCACAACCATTTGCTTAAGCATTACAAGGAGTTGGGCATGACTCATCCGCCGTGCTCAGTGCCCGGCTGCAAGGGCTACTATCCAAAAGAGGAGAAGAAAAGCATGCTTGAAGACTGGCAGACGTTCGCTGCTTGGCGCGAAGCCTACTTGAGGCGGAAGTATCCAAACGCAATGTTTCCAGCGATCGTGGAGTGAAACATGGGCAGAAACCAGAAGAAAAGGCGCAAGCTTCGCCGTTTAAAGATTCTCGGCTTAATTTAGAGGTGTAAAGCATGCAACTGCGTTATTATGTGCCTTTTAAGGCAGTTCAGAGCGCCGACAAGAAAGCTCAGTTTCCAATCAAGGAGCAGCTTGTGGTAATCGAAGGCGTCGCCATCGACACAAGCGTCAACAAGAACAAGTGGCAGGTTCCCCGCGAAGACCTTGAATATATCGTTGAAACCTTGAAAGGCGCCCAGCTCCGCGTTGACCACGCTGAAAGCGCATTGATGGTCGTCGGGAAAGTTGTGGATGCAAGCCTTGACGGAGACCGCGTATTGTTCAGGGCTGAAGTTGGAGACGAGCGTTTAATTGACAAGATCATACGGGGCTACGTTACGCATGTTAGTATTCAAGTTGACAGCGACGAGGTTGAATGTTCAAAGTGTAAGCGTCCCACACGTAAAGAGGGAAGGCTTGTCCACTTATGTCCCGGAGCTTGGGAAGTTGTCCGAAAGCCAAAAGTCCGCGAATTAAGCATTGTAGCAAGCCCAGCCTACGAAACAACAAGCTTTCAGCCTTTAGGCTTCTATGCAGCTATGAACGAGGCTCAGTGGGGCGCAATAATCGAGTCTTTAACCAAATCAGGTGTTTTGGAGCCTTCTCTTTCACAGTCATCCGTTTCACCGGATGATAATGTGGGTTCTAAGCCTGCTGGGCTGCAAGAACCCGAAACAAAAACTGTTCAAAAAGCGGGTGAGGTGAAGCCTATGTCCGTTAACGCGGAGCAGAAGGCTTCACCGCAAGTGGCTCAGGCAACAGTGAACGTTGCGCCTGGAGAAACTTCGCCTAAACAAGTGGAATACGAGGACTTCATGAAGCAGCTTGAAAAGCTTATGGAGCAGATTAAGGGCGAAACAAGCGAGGAAGCAATCGAGGCTTTGGAGGCTAAAGTCCGCGCCCTTGAGGCTGAACTGGCCAAGCGTGTTAAGAAGGCAACCCTCAGCAAGAAGCTGAGCGAGTTGTCTAAACGTTTGGCTGAGCTTGAAGCCAAAAAGGGCGAAGAGGCTGAAGAGGCAGAAGAAGCGGAAGAAGCTGAGGAAGAAGAGGAAGAGGCTAAAGCGCCGACCCCTGTCAGCGAGGCTAAAAAGAAAGGCTCTGCTGGCAAGGGCATTGTAGCCGTTGACGTCCTCGAAAAGGATGTTTTGGCGAACTACGACTGGTTCAAAGACCTTTTGAAGGCTCACCGCAAGCTTGTAGGCTTCCAGTAGAGGGGTGATTTGCCATGTCTTTTGAAGCTCGTGTTCCAGGAAACATATTCAGCCTACCCGGAGACATAGTCACCTTCACTGCAAGCGCAGCCGTAACGAAAGGCCAGCTTGTCAAAGTGACGGGTTCAATGACTGTCGGTCCAGCTGCAGCTGCAACGGACGCCGTTATAGGCGTTGCTGCCGGAAGCGCCTCTTCAGGCTCAAAGGTTCCCGTCATCATGGGCTGCCCAATAGTTTACGTGACCGCTGGCGGAGCTGTCTCAGCCGGCGCCGTTGTCGGCTCAGACGCTTCGGCAAGGGCTGTGGCGGTCACTACGGCCGGAAACAGGGCTTTAGGCTATGCCTTGGAAGCCGCATCAGCGGCTGGCGACGTGATACTGGTGGCTGTTAACCCGCACGTGTATTAGAAGGGGTGATTGAGTATGGCTATGTTCCGTGACGCTTTCACTTGGGTTGACACGGGAGCAATAGCCTATCCAGCCCTGCACAAGAAGATAATCGAGCTAACAATGCCCGCCCTAGTGGTTAAACGCCTGTTCCCAGAGTTTCCGCTTGTAGCGGGTAAAACGGCAACATTCGTAAAGCAGCAAGGCTCGAGGGCTGCGGCGATCACCGAGGTCGCCGAGGGCACAGAGTTTCCAATGGACTACACGCCATACACATACATAACAGTCACGCCATACAAGAAAGGCCTCAGGGAAAGGATAACCCGAGAAGCAATCGAAGACCTATACATACCCGTCATCGAGGACCAGCTACGCCGATTAGCAAGGCGTATGGCCTACACAATCGATAAAGACTGCCAAACAGTCATAGACACGGCTGCAGCCACTACGATAACGGCTACAGGCAAAAGCCTCTCGGCAACGGGCACAGAGTTCACGATAACAGGCGGGCTTGGAACAAAGGACATTCTGGCAGCCAAAGCCACAATTGAAAGCTACGGCCTGATACCCGACACGATATTGCTGAACCCGGTAAACGCTAGAGACGTCTATTACCTGCCACAGTTCTCGCTATACGCCTACTACGGCGAGGAAGTCATACAAACCGGAGCCGTCGGCACCATTTATGGCATGAACGTCTACGTAAGCCCAGTCATACCGGCTGGAACAGCCTACATCCTCAGCACTGGGCAAAACGCTTCAGCTGCCTACGCCCCGCTCGGGTTTTTCGTTATCAAGCGACCCTTGACAACTGACGTGGAAATCAAGAAGGAGTTTGACGCTGTTGAAGTGGTGCTTTCAACAAGGTATGCGCCTGTAGTCACTTACGGTGAAGCAATCGTTAAAGTGACAGGTTTGGCGACAAGCTAAACAGCCTAACAATTTCCCGTCTTTTCCAGTTCCCCTTTTTGTTTTTCTGTTCCAGAGCCAGCCAACAAGCGTGGCTGGCGGAACAAAAGCGAGGTGAGTTAAAAAATGTCTGAAAACGGCAAGAAGCCTAAGCGCGTGCTGTTCCGCCTGATGAAGGGGCTGATCTACGGAAGTGTCATAGGCATGGTTTTCGGCTCAGCCCTCTACCTTCTGGCTTCAGCCGTAAACCAGATAGCCCCGTTGCCCTTCGCCCCAGCAATTTGGGCAGCTTTGATTTTCGGCGCTTCCGTGGTGGCCGGGACAGCGGTCGAATACAGCGACTGGCTTGAAAGCCATGAGTAAACTTTCCATCCTCTGCCACGTTCTACACGGCTTGGCGGCGGGCTTCCTAGCCCCTAAAGGGTGGCTTGGCTTAGCAACCTCCCTTTTTCTCTACGCCCAGTTCTTTGCTTATGAATATGTTGAAGAAACGAAAATCCGCGATGAAATGTTCCACGAGCTTCGCGAGTGGAGTTTCGGCTTCATAATTGGCTTGGTGCTGGGCTTATGCGTTTAAGACGCCTTAAACATTTGAAGAACGTTTGCAGTATCGCCTTCAGCGTTTTCATGCTTGTCGCGGGGCTTTGGCAGCTTGAAATCGTGGAGTTTCGGCTCTCGTTGGGGTTTAAAAACGTTTGACTGGCCCTTCTACATGCTTCCAAGCGTCGGCATTTGGCTTGCCCGCGACATAATGTATAGCGTGATAGTCCTCGCGTTTTATAATCCAATTCCTGAGCCTATGGTTCTGGGATTAACATGACCGTGCAATATGTAACCGCTTCTGATGTTCAAGCAGCCTTAAACATGACATACGACAGCGTAAACCATGTTTACACGGTTTACGGCTTAACAATCGCCGAGGCGAGTGTAAACGCTCATGTGGACTTCGCAAACACCTACATTAACGCGCTTCTCGGAAGAGACTTGACCACAGACGACCCGAAATACCCGGTTGCAAGGATGGCGGCTTTAGATTTGGCTTGCATGCGTGTCCTCGTCGTCTCAAGCGGCGGAGCCATGATAGGGGCCTTCGACTACTTCCTGGGCGATTTGCGTGTGTCAAGAGCCGGCCCCTACGCAGAGGCCATTGAACGCACAATCAAAGGCTTCCAGGAGGATTTCGTCCGCCAGCTGGTAAACTTAACAACGCCGGTTAAGGCTGCAGAGGCCGCGGCTGCTGAAGAGGTTCCAACATATCGCGGAGGGTTGATCAATCCATGACGTTCAAGAATTATGTGAAGTTGAAGCTTAACGGGCGTGTCACAATTTTGGATCCGCCCGTGGACATTGAGAAGCTCGCCGAAATTTACGAGGTGGAGCCGTGTAGTAGCTGATGGCGGACGCTTCAGAGGTTTTATGCCAGCATTTACAGGACAACTGGAGTCTTACAAGCCCCTCTAAGGCGGACATTTATTGGGCTAAAAGCAAGGTTGAAGCCATAGACTTCGCGAAGATGGCGAAAAACTATGTTGTAGCCTGTTACGCGCCCATGACCGCTGCAAACATTCGCAATATAGCCAAAGACGTGGACCTTGTCGAACAAAACGTTATGGTTGACGTCCTTGTTAAAGTTGTAACGTCTGTAAATGATGCTGTTAACGCGCGGGAAAACATGCGGGGCGAGGTTTACCGCATTTTGAAGGCTTCAACGCCGAGCGGTTTTCAAGACGCATACATAACGCGTGAGTTTAACAAGGTTGAAAGCCCAGACTTGGCTCGTTTAAGCCTTCAAGTCGTGATGGTGAGTTTTGCTTGACCGTTAAGATAGAAGTTGACGTTTCAGATGTTGAACAGTTCGCCGAAGCCTTGAGGCAGATGCCTGAACAATTGCGGGAAAGGTTTGCGGGCGTTTTAGGCGAAATCGGCCAGCAGATCGTCGTCCGCGCAAGGGCTTATGCGCCTGTCCGCACCGGAGCCCTTCGGGCAAGTATATACCAAACAGTCACACGAGACTTGGTTCTCCGCGTGGGCGCTTACGTTTACTACGCAATTTTCCAGGAATTTGGAACTCGCTATATTGCACCTCGATACTTCTTGACGCGTGCAATTCAGGAGAATTTGCCCCTCTTGGCTTTCGCCATGCAAGAGGCGATAAGCCAAACTTGGGAAAGCTTGTAAAGGGCTGCCACAGGCGGGTGGCCCGCAAGCAAAACTCGTATGAAAGAGGTGAGCGTGTAAAATGTCAACTCCCATAATTGGCACATCAGCCGTGATAAAGATGGGAACAACAACAATTGGATACTGCAAAAGCGTAAGCGTCAGCATAGACGTCGACCTCATCAAGGAATATTTCATTGGAGGAACAAACCCGGACAGGCCGGCGGTGATAGCCAGCGGAAACAAAAGCTTCAAAGTCAACATTAAAAAAGCATACGTTGACAGCTCATACGCTACAGACGTCCTAAACGGGGCAGCGGTAACCATAAGCGTGCTTCCACAGGGAACAGGCACAGGCAAGCCTGAAATAGACATAACCAACGTCGTCTTCACAAGCTGGGAGCTAACCGTTGAGCAGCACGGCGTCATCATGGAGTCCGTTAAAGGCGAAGGAAACGGCATAACATTCACAACACAATCATAGCCCTATTCCACTTTTCTGGAGGCTTTTAAAATGGAAACTCTGGAACGAAACAAAGACGTTATCCTAAACTTTGGACTCATAGCCGTCGGACCACTGAGGGAAATTGAGAAGCTTCAGCAAATGGTTATCCGCGACTGCAAAGGCCTAAAAATCGTTTAC